GCCACAACAGTGGGTCGATGCGTGCCTCAGAAACCGCGGATGCCGCAACCAAATCCCCTTCAGCGATATGCTGGAGATAGGCTAGGTAGTGGGGCTGCTCTGACTGAGGTAATTGCGTATGGAAAATAGCGCCAATGACCGCAAGGTCTACTGGCGCACACCGTACATACTTGATAGTTGTATCTGTCACGGTGAAGCTCCTTTATTGCTTGTACAGGTTAAAGGGAGGTATTACTCACTCGAAAGGCAGAATCACTTACAACGTGACAATACCTTTCTTGATCGCATCCTCAAGGAACGTGGCGAAAGCCGCGCCCTGGAGGTAGTCGATGGCCGTGTCCACGAGTGTGGATGGCTGGTTGAGTGAGTATCGCATCTTCAGATTGATGTAGACGCCACCCGATTGGGTGCCGCAACATCCTTCTGCCGCTGCTGCCTCGGTGAGCGCGAAGTCGATCGTGGCCTCTTGGGCCCCGAGCGAGTCTTTCGTCACCGGCTGGGCCTTGACACCAACTGTCAAGATACGGTTGGACAGAGCCGTGTGCTCCGGGAAAACGTAGCGATATCGGCCAGCGCTGTCCTGCCCTGCAGGAGACAGCGTCTTACTGGTACCGCCCGTCTGTGAACCGCCTATGGTAAGTGCGGACATAGTTACTTTCCTTTTTTGAGAAGCGAGACTATCGGCAGAGCTCTTTGAATTAGTAGAGATGCCAGGTCTAGTGTTCGCAATGTGTTAAGACGCGGATAGAGTCTTGGAACCATCACACCGGAAGGAGTACGAGCGTAGATTTCGCGTTTCGACCAATAGCGCCCCTGCGTTGCGCTCTCGAATGTATAGAGAGGGCTCGCGGAGGCTTGGCTGATCCACGTACGCTCGGCCTCGTATTCCGTTTTGATGGAGTAGCCACTCGCCCGGATATCCACCCCGGGAATAGGCGTTGACGCTTGGAGGAACGAAGCGATGTCCACAAACCAGTCAACCACGAAACTGTATGGAACAACCTCCCATGCAGTCGTGACGGGCTGGACCTGCGGTAGCTTGTTAAAGTCCCCAACCGCCAGGGCATACCCACGATAAGTGCGCGTGCCCGATCTGGAAGCCGTGGAATAGATCTTGCGGAGTGAGCCCGTATAGGTATTCGTTGCGGACGCAGAGATGTCCTCGGAGGCCTTGGCCTTCGATTCATTCATGCGGTCCTCATTGAACATTTCCTGTACGTACTGCACACCGTTTCCGATCTCTCCAATTAACGGCCTCCATCCGTACCTTGCCTCAAGCCAGTAGCCGTTGAATCGGGACGCCCACTCATGACCCCAACTGGCAAGGGACTTACGGCCTTTAGGCCGAGGTCTCATGCGAGCGGTGGTCTTGTTTGCGGTACGTGTACCGATATCGACAACTGACTTGGCACGCGAATAAATCATTTCGCGTGTCTTGCCAACTTCAGCCATGGTGGTGAGGATGTCAAAAGTCGAGGATTTCGCCTCGGCAATGGCAGCATTCATCACGTAGCTAATGA